TCCTGCACGAACTTCATGCTGACAAGGTAGCCGGTGGCCGGCGTGACCGTGGAAGTCAGCGTCACTCCGGTAACGTTCTGATTCAACGTCACATAGAAGTCAGCGGAGTCCGTAACGTTGGCGGTGACTGTGCCGCCGCTGATAAGCACGATGCGCTGCGCCATGGCCGGCGAGGCCGCGAGCAAAAGCAAAAGAAGTAAACGTCTCATTGTTCTCCTTGCGAGTCCGGATAGACTATCTGGAAAGCCAGCCGGAGGGCATTGGACATCGAAGTGTGATCCTTGAGCATGTTGGCCATGTTGAAAAGTGTTCTTGCTCCGGTGATGGTGTCGGTTGCTAGGCGCGGATATGTGGAAGGCTTTTTGATGTCCACGGCGCTGAGGCCGCTTTCTGTTCTTCCGGCTTTCTCCATGCGCACGGCATGCTCCCCGGCTTTTGATGCCTCAGTCAGGTTGGCGCTGGAATCGAGCAAATGCTCGGCTTCTGGAACGTTGGCGATGAGACCATCCTTCACTTTTCCGCCAAAGACTTTGGCTGCACTGGCGACCGATGGCCGCAAATCGCCTTCGACGAAGCGCGCCTGTCTAGCCACTTCCTGCTTGAGTGCGTTGGCTTCCGTGTTCGTCAACTTGTCGAGATTTTTCAAGCCCAGCTTGTCGGCGGCATCCAGCACGGTCTGCTCGAAACGGCTTGCTGCCGCTGGATTGGGAATGCTCTTCGAGGCTTCCGTGGCGGCGTCGAAGACATCTACGGTCCCTGGAGCGTTCTTGAGCGCGGTGTTCAGTTCCGAAGTGACTTGCTTCGAAGCCTCGCCGATGTTGCCGACCATCTCCTTGAGATTGCCCGTGGCCAAGCCGCGCGTGAGCACTTCTTCTGCTGGTTCGCGGCCCCATTGAAACGCTTTCGGACCGAGACGCAAGATCCTGGCGAGGGCTTGCGGGGCCATGGGAGCGATTTTTCCTCCCGCCCATGATGCTACTTTTCCTAATCCTTCAGCCCCTCCTTGTATGCCGCCTTGCAAAGCAATATCCGTCACCGGGCTTTCGGCTGGCTTGCCAGTCGCTGCTGTTTGAATCAGTTCCTTTAAGGCTTCTCCGGCACCACCGCCAAGCGCTGCGCCCGGTATTCCTCCACCAAGTACGCCGCCTACTGCGCCGCCAAGAGCAGGAATGGTGTTCAACGTTGCTTCCACATTCGGCTCAGGCGCGGCCACATGCCCGACACGCCCAGTAGGCTTGGCGTTCTGAAGTTCCGGGTAAGGATTGTTTGGATCAACTACAGGTGCAGGTTTTGCCGACGACAGAATGACCTTGCCCGCGTATTCCGGATGCTTCGAGACGATCTTCTCGGTCAATTCATCATCGGGGATAGCGGCATACTGGGAATATTTCGCCTTGATCTTGGCCGCGAATTCCGCCGAGGTAAGTTTTGTTTCTTCAGCCATCAGAGAATCCCGAGCGGATCATCCTTTTTGGGTGCCGCCGCTTCTCCCGCCGATTGCCTGCTCATCTTGCCGACGCGCGGGATCGTTCTGTCCACATTGTCCACGTTGTTGGTGAGGGTCTTCAGCTGCTTTTCGGCCATCTTCTTGTCGGCGGTGGCGAATCCTGGAAGCATGGCGACGATGGCCATGCGCTGAGATTCAGAGCCTGCTCCCTGCCCTTGCAGTCCGCGCATGGCCATCGCGCGTTCCGCCAGCGTGGCATGGGCAATCAGGTAATCCTGTTCAGGTTCGGAAAGTTTTGTTGCCGCCAGTCCCGCCATCACCGTTTGCGTGGCGGTTTCAGGATGCTTCGAGGCAAGCGACAGGAGCGCTCGCGCTTCCGTGCTCAAGCCCTTGTCAGGCAATGCAGCGTTGGCGTCTTTCATCTGCTTCATGCCGTCGCGGATGTCGTTTATCAGTCCGGTTGCTTTCACGGCATTGGCGACCGTGGGAGTGGATTTAACGAACCGGCCCGGCTCCGACTTGTTGGCGGCCGCGAATTCCCCGGAAGTCATCGCCGTGATGGCTCCGCCACCCGGCTGTGTGGTATCGAGGTAGTTGTCCTGGCGAAGATTCTCCATGCCAGCGATGCGTAGTTGCATGCCTGCCGTCTGGAAATCTTCGACTTCCTTGGCGGTCGGTTCGCGGCCATGCTCTTTCGTGAATTGCGCTTTCCAGTCCTTGAATGGCGTAGTCTCCAGTTCCGCCTTGTGAATGGCCTGGCGGTTCTCGCTGATCTTGCCGATCGCGGCGCTGACTGGGGCTGCACTCATGCTCTTGGCCGCCACGGATTTGGCATTGTCCCAGATGGCTTGCTCATCGGGAGTCATGGTCCCGAGAATCTTTTCCGTTTTCTGCATTTCCTGCTCGAACGGTGTAGGGCCAGCGGGAGCGGCGGCGGAAGTTCCTCCAGCAGCAGGTTGGGCAGGTTGTGGCTCGATTCCTTCCGGAGTGGCTGCTTTGGTCAGCGCATCGGCATCGATCCCGAAATACTTGGCTTGGTGCTTGGCAATGCCGAGTTTCAGCGCGGAGTCTTGTAAATCATTCAGAAGCTGCGAACGCTTTATTGGATTGGTTTCCTTCTCGAAAGCGGTGACGTTCGATTCATGCGCGATTTGCGCCTGGGTCAGTTGATTGAGCACGTTGTTACGCGCAGTTTCGTTTCCGACACGCTGCTTCTCTAAGCCCAGTTGCTGCTGCTGCAATTTCTCCGTGGCTCCTTCGTGCAGGCCCTGAAGGATTTGCTCGGCGATGGTAGGCCCGCCGCCGAGGAACGGAATCTGCATGTTTGCGTAGGTGGGCATTAGTGGGCGTACACTCCGCCGGTTGGATCAAGAGGATCACTCCCGCTACTTCCGCCGCCAAACTTCATCAAGCCCAACGCTTTGGCGAACGGTCCCGCAAAGCCTGACAGGAATCCGCCGATCCCAGACTGGCCGGGAATGTTCGTAATGCCCAGCAAGCCCAAAATCTGCTGGATGGTAGTATTGCGCTGGGTGATGGCTTGCTGCTGCAAGTCCAGGTTCGCGCCGGTCTGCGCCGATGCCACTTGATTGGAGTTCTGCGTCAGCCCTTGCGCCAAGAGGCCTGACCGCCCGAGGCCCCGCGAAGCGAGTTGGTTGGTGATGCGGTTCGCTCCGCCTACGCCGCTCTTGGCGATTTCGTCATAGAGCAAGGACTGCTGAACGGGATCTATCTTCGGCGTTGCGCCGGCTTGCGGAGATAGTTGCTTCAAAAGAGAATCCAGCGTGCTGCTTTGCGTGGGATCGAGCGAAGACGGGCGCTTATTCGTTGCTCCGCCGATGCCGCCGATAGCGGCGCCGATCAATGGAATGGCCGCAGCGGCTATGGGCATGGCAGCTCCTTCACCATGGTAGGGAATTCCGCTTTGTGGAAGCCGCACATTTCCGCCATGGTAACGCCGTTTTCAAACGTCGGGTAGGTGTAAATCACCGCCGGTTTCGGGATGCGCTCTTCGATCGCTTCGTAGACTTTCCTGAAATCGATGTAGCCATCATACCCCTTGTCGCGGCACTGGTTGTCGAGATGCAGCTGCATCTGCGCCATGTGGCAGTAGACGATTTCGCCGTCTTTTTCCGCCACGCCCACGAAAGTCAAATCCGGCGAGGGCATGGGGATGCCGTTGCGCTCGCAGAAGGGCTTGAGCTTCTCGAATTCATCCGGAGGCAAGAGGCGGTAGGTCATGTGAGTGTCGTTCCGTTTCTCAAGGGGGCCCGCAAGGGATTGCGAGGGTCCACCGGGGGTGCTGGAGGTGCGGCTTCAGGCGTCGTGAAAGCCACGCTGGCGGCGCTGACCACATTCGACGGCGTGCTGTACTGCGTTCCCCGGTAGGAATAGACCTGAAAGTAATACGTCGAGACGTTGTTACCTACGGGAAACGGATACGCGCAAGTTTCGCTGCCGGGGATGTCCTGGCGGTGCAGGATCTTGCTCATGTCGCTCATGGTTGAAACCATGAGGCAGTAGCCGTCTACATTGACCACGCGGTTCCAGGTGATCCAGATCAGTCCCTGGCGCCCGGTAGCCGATGGACTGATGGGCGTAGCGGGCTTTTGCGCCCCCACTTGCTGGATGGTATCGAGCCGCTGCTTGACTTCCGTGAGGATACGATTCAATTCATCGATGGCGGAAGGATCGTGTTCAACCTTCCCGGTAAACGGCGCGACGTTCCGCACCGGGTTCCAGTTCGGACGCAAACGAAACGTGTCCAAGCCTTTTCTCATGGCGCTTCTCCGGTGCGCGCCCTGGCTCCGCGCGGATCGAAGTAGGCCTTGATGTGAATCAGCTGGATGTTCGGGATGTTGCTGCTGTTCACTAGTTTCCCCTGATAGTTCAGCCGGATGCTGAAGTTCCTGCAAAACCTGGAGGCCGCGCTTTGCACCTTGCGGTAAACCTTGGCAGTCGAATGCGTTGGCGTCGAGATAGCTCCCAAAGTCTCATTGGCCTGGCCTTCGTCGAAATAGATGGTAGCCAGGAGCGTCTCTCCGGTAGTGGTCAGCAGGAACTCTAGGCCTTCGAGCGAGAACCGCGAGCCGCGCAAGCCCAGGTCCCGGTAGTGGTCCTGGAAATCCACGTTCACGGCCACGCCTAAGCCGTTGTTCGCGGCGCCCCAGTCGTCCAGCTTCAGGATATTTCCCGTAGCGTTTCCGCCGTAGATGTAGCCTTCGACGGGATCGGCAACCAGCGACTGCGCGGCAAAAGAGCGTTTAGAGATGGCTCCGCGTTCGAGGTCCAGGGCCAGCATGGCATTCGGAGCCATTTGCCCGGATTCGGCATAAGCCAGATAGTAGAACAAGGGATTGGCGGCGGCGCAGTTCAGCATCGTTACTGCGGAACTGACGATTTCGGGAACATGGAAGCCGGTGGCTCCAAACACGCTGATCCCGGTATGATCGTTCTGCCGGAACCAGGCATCGAGTTTCGGAGTGATTTTGTTGCTGGTATAGCCGTTGAAAGCCCAGATCCCGCGGCTGTTGGCGAACAGGATCCTTCCGGTAAAATAGAATCCACTGGAAGCTCCGCCGGAGAGAACCGCGGTAAACGGCCAGTTGGTGCCCACCGGAGACAGCGTTTTACTGAGCTGGAAGGAATTCTCGTCCGTGCCGGTGAATTGCCAGATGCTGTCGGGCTTCAGGATGAATAGCTGGCCGCCCATGGAGAATATCCCGGTGATGTCTTTGCCGTCGCCCACGGGCGTCGAAAAATCCGCCGGATAGGCAAAGCCATTGAGCGGCTTGCTCCATATCAGCGTACTGCCGCTGGCCCAGAACACGCGGTCGTAATGGTAGGTGGGATATTTGACGGCCTGATTGCCAAGGCGGGTGTTCGGCTCATCTCCTACCGTGTCCCCGGCCAGGATGATGCCCTGGGTGAGAGCGGCGAGGTCGGTCATGTTGTCGGAATAAGTTGTCGAAATGTTATCGCCGATGGACCCGACCAGATAATAAGACGACAACTGGCCGCCCTTCCTGTAGATGTTCCGCCCAGTGGTGCGCGCGTCTCCGGTGGGAATGGCCGTGACGGTGCCCTGTTGCGCCGAAAGAGCCACGCCGGTCGAAGCATTGCTGGCTTGCCCTTCTTCTCCGTTTGCGGCGGTAAATGCAACTTTCCAAGTATAAGTGCCGGTGAGTGTTCCCGCCGCCCCGGTTCCCGCTCCGAACCCCAATGTGGCGTCGGATTGATACACTGTAATCTTCGCTTGATAAACGGAAACGGTGACGGCTTGCTCGTTGGAAGGAAGAACGATCTGAATCTGCACTCCGAACGATGCACTATTGATGTCTCCCGGCAGCCATGTGGCACCCCATAAATCGGTTGCGCCGCCAAAGGTCAATGTCGTAAAGGAATTGGGCACCACGCCGGACCTGGTATCTCCTATGGGCACGCCATTTTTCAGCAATGTCGCGTAAACCGTTGCGGTAGTCAGCGCGGTTCCAGTTTTGGCGGTGACGTTCACAACGATTCCCTGAACGGCCGCCGCACCGATGGCAAAGGCAAAAGTGCTAGCCCTCAGATACTGGGATTGCAGGAGATACGGCGCGCCCATGAATATGGTGGCGACGTTCGTTGTCGATGTGCTCGTGATGTTGTTCGGGTTGACCCAGGTGGCCGATTGCGTTCCCGTGGAGATTCCCGTACCAGCGATTTTCGGCCCGGTCACAGTCGCTCCGCCGCTGGTATTCGTTTGCGGGGGTGTCCAGTCCACGGTCATCAAGTCGGTGATCGAATTGTCTATGAAATACCCGGTTCCCATCAGGTCCATGTAGACACGATTGGGGCCCGAGCCGAACGACATCTTGGAACTGTTTTGATTCGTGGCCGTGGACAATGATAGCGAAGTGAAGTCTTTCCCGGTATAGACGGCCGTGCCCGCCCCGCTGATAGCACCGAGGAGCGGATCGAAGAACACCGAATGCACGCTTCCAGCAAGAGAGGCGGTGTTCTGAAGGGTGTTCGCTCCGGTGATGATGACGTTGCCTTGCTCGTCGAAGCGCACGTTTTCGGCAAGCAGGCATTCGTTTTCGGCGAGCTTGTCCATGCCCGCCGAGGCGTTCATGCCTCCGGAAAAATCGGCGATAATTGCCTCTTGCGGCATCTAGGTTCCAATACAGATGTAGCGGATCACGTCGGTTCCCGTTCCGGTAAAAGTGATGCTGCTGCCGCTAGTTTGCGTGACTTTGACGGCATTAGTTCCGGTTTCATCGATAGCCACGCAGGTATAGCTCGAAGCGCTGGAGAAGGCCGCTGAACCGGTGAGCGTCACCGTGGCCGTGCCCCCTGAGAGCGTCACGGTATCCTGAACGATGTGCGCGATATTCTGGATCGTTCCCGTGGAATTGTAGATGGGTGCCTGAACGGTGTTACCCGCGAATGTCAGGCGGTCGCTGGAGTCCTTCCCGAGCAGGATGTCGGCGCCGTTGGCGTTGTTGCGCCAGGCGATGGAATCGCCCGTAGCCAGTCGCACAACTCCGCTAGCTGCGGGGTTAGCTGAAAGCGTCACCACGGAACTGGCAAAAAGTTTGACGAATTTCAGTCCGCTGGACCCTGCACCAACCGGTGTGAGCGTGCTGGTGCCGCCGGTGGAATTCGCGCGCGTGAAAGTTGTCGAAGTGCCGTCGTATTTCTGCAGATCTTCTTCGCCGATGAGGCCTTTGACGATGATTTGCGCCATCTACCTGTACCCCCATCCTCGCGTCCAGTCCTTAATCACTTCCGGATTCGCGTGCTTCCGGTCGAAGGCTCTGCCGGGAGCCATGATGGCCGGGCGCAGTTGCGCGTTATGACGCTGCTGCACGCGCACGAATTCCATGCGCTTCTTGTATTCCTGCAAATGTCCCAGGGCTTTTTTCGGATCGTTCTTCATCTGCGCGAGGTAAGCGGCGAAAATGGGGACCAGCTTCTGAGCCGAGAGCGGCAATAGCGTCGTGTCGCTTGAGTTCACGAGCGTAGAGGGAAAAGGGATGTAGTGCAGGTTGATGCTGTCGTTCACCTGCGGGGCAGGATAGAGGATGAACAGATTGTAGCTGAAGGGAATGAAGTAGGACTGCTGCGAGGGAAAATCCTCTTCCCAGGGGGACCGCCCCTGCATGCGCTTGTCGATCTGGCCTAGAGTCGTGGGGTAGAGCCGCTGGTTGCCGAGCAAAGTGCTGCAGTAGAGGAATTCCGGGATCATGTAGTCGGAAGGGTAGGAATAGACCGCCAGGCCGGCAACCACGGAAATGGGGGCATCCTTGCGAATCAGGCGCACGTCCATGGCCACTCGCAGGATAGCGCGGTTGATGTATAGCCCCAGGTCCGTGAGATTCCACAAACCCCCTTGAAAAGGTTCGTTGAGCCTGAGCTGCGTCTCGCCGTAAAAATCGCTAAAAGTGTAGTTTTGAATGGCCATTGTTACCCGCTGCCTATGACGATCAACTGGCTGGGAGGGCCGACGGCTTGCAAGCGGCCCTGCAAGATGTTGCCTTGCTGGAACGGTTCGGCGCTCTTGACGCGCTGCGGGAATTCCCAGGCCTGCACTTGCAAGGCCGATTCCATCCAGTCCATGAATGCCTGCCACCAAGCTCCGGCTAGTTCGAGGTCCTGGAATTCTCCATCGCGGGCGAAGCAGCGCATCAAAGTGTAGTAGACGATGGCTGGCTGGCCGGTTTCCTGGATTTGCGGAATATGCGCGTCCGAGGTCATGGTATCGGGCATGGCTAGGTACATGAAGCCCAGATTATTCAGGTCGTTCTGATAGTCCACCACGATCCCGTAATCCGGGCTGTTGAAGCGGTTTAGCGCATCGGCTTTGAATTTGATGATGCTTTGGCCGGCGTTGTTCGTAAGCTGGCAGATGCATCCGGTTTCCTGGCTGAAAGGAGTGAAGAACGTGCTGTCGCGGGTCACGCCATCGGCCAAAGTGAAATAGAGCGCTTCTCCGGTTTCCTGGCTGGCGGAATAGCGCGGTCCGTCTTTGTTTGGCACCGGGTAGAGACTCACTTGGTTATGCTGGCTCATGTAGAACCGCGCGGGAGTTCCTGTGGGGTTGCCGCGCCAGGATGAGTTAGTATCGCGGTCAAGTTCGTATTCGGTGGTTTGCGGCAGGAATTCTTGCGAAAATGTCAGGCGGATGAACTGGTACTGATTGTCCGGGGCGGCGTAATCGCGTTGGTTCAAGATGGTTTCCGCGACTCCGAAATCCCAAAAGTATTCCGCGATTTGCTGGATGTAGAAGACTCCTTCGTTGATGTAGGTGTTCAGTTCCGCATCCGACCAGCCCGCTTGCAGGCTATCAACGTTCATCAGGTAGCCGCGCACTTCGTTCCTGATTTGCGCGCGAGTGAGTGAAAAGGACATCAATCCACCGTATCCGCAATCATTTGCCGGTCAGTATCCGTATTGCTGGCGCTGCCCGCACTGAACGCTACGGTATGCTGCAAGAAAAGCTGTGCGGTCGAATCGATCGTTCCAACGGTCGCCGTATTGTTGTCGGCAAAGACCGACTCGGCGGCTGCAGCCAGTGCCGCAAGGTCAATCGTCAAGTTTCCATGCGCTTCAAAAGCTGCTGAGGCTCCCGCCGTTTGCGTCGTGGCGTTCAGAGTGGCGTTGTAGGGGTCGTTGGTGACTTGAATTGCCCCTAGTGCGGTAGTTACCCAGGTTGCGAGGGTAATTACCGTGCCGCTACCGCAACCTGAGACGGTGCAGAGTTTCAGCTTGTGAGTGAGCACAGCGGTTGAGCCTGCTGGCGTCGAGTAGACCCCGGCGAGCTGAATCAGCAGCGTGCGCGAGATGGAATTCAGCGCTCCTGCGGTGATCGTGATGGCCATCAGGTTTTGGTCGCCAGTGGTGTTGGCGCTGACGGTGACAGGAGTAACGTTGACCGAAGTGAAGCCGGTAGGCGGCGCGCCGGAATCCACCAAGTCAATTCCATTTGCCGCCAACTTGACGCTATTCCCCGCCGTCCCTGCGCTAGCTATGCCGGGAACATTCATGGCAGACCCGCCATTGTTGAACATCTTCCAGCGGTGAGCCGTGGAATCTCCCCATAGCTGATCGAAGCCAGCGCCTTGGTTTACTGGAGCGGCTATCTCCGGGTTAAAGAAGAATCCGTTATTTCTGATGCCGCCGCCGGTGTCTGGTGTCACGACAAAATCCCCGGTGCTGTCGCTCGCTGTAGCTGCCGTATGTCCCACACCAGCTGCGAAGGAATGGTAATTGATGGCCTGGGAAGCGCAGCTACCGCTGGTGCAAGTCGCCCCAGCCTGCACGGCAGTCACCGCCGTATTGTCTACGGAGAAAAGCGAGATGGACCATTTCGATCCTGTTGTGCTGGTGGATCTGAACGCCGCGCTGTAAGTTTGCCCGCTTACTCCATTCACGATGGCATCCACGCCGTCCACCGCGCCGTTGGTGTAATTTGCTGCGTTATTCTGCGGGTCAACGTCGATTTCAGCACCGATCAGTGGACCAACAGCGGCCAACGGAGTGGCGTCCCGCACGGCGATATCCATGCCCCAGCACCCGCGATAGTTGTTGACCAAGCATTCGGCTTGGCCATTCAACGCGAACAGCGGGATGTTTACGTTATTGTTAGAGCCCCATCCGGCTACCGCTGCTGCAAAGGGCTGGTTGAGAGCGCCCACGCCATTCGGGACTACAATCCCTCCAGAAATTGCCTCTGTCTGGAAAGATGGTCCGTTGAATCGCCCGTCGATGGCCCCGAAATTCAAACTGCCGATATTGGAGATAACATACTGGTTCATCTGCGTGTTGGTAAAGGTACCGGGACTTACCGATTCAGTGATAGTCCCCGTGTATATGTTATTGCTGGAAAGCGTGGCGGGCACGGTATAAGTGATCGTTCTTCCGCTAGTCCCCGCTCCGGTGATGGTCACAATGTATGTTCCAGCGGCGGCAAAAAACGAGTAATAGCCGTTTGAATCGGCAGTCAAAGGATTCGTGAGCTGAACGGTCAAGGCGACGTTCGAATACACCGTCGCCAGCGGGGTGCAGGGGATTCCCGTTCCCGCACTGGTGCAAACGGTCACGGTGGCCCCGGCGGCTGGAGCGATCCCGGTGACGAGGTTCTTGAGTGCTATGTCGTTGACTATCGAGCCCTGGCCGAAGCTAACGGCTGGAACCAACAAGCACAATAGCATCGGCAACAGTTTTTTCATGTTGCTGCAACTCCTTCCGCAAGACCTGGATTTCCTCGTACAGCTGCGCCAGCATGAGCATAATGAGTTTCATGTCTGGCGACACTGGCTGGCCTTTCATTCTTGCTCTCCTTCCATTTCCCGTAAACTTCGTTTATGCGCTTCAAGAGGCGCTCCGGGCTGATGCCTATCGCCGTGCAGAGCGGCAGTTCCTGTTCCATCGCGGGAGTCTTGGTATATGGGCAGGACCAGAACCCTCCGAACCTTCCGTTATGCGGCATGGCCTGGCCGGGATTGATTTCATGTGTCGAGCCGTCGCAGGACGGGCAAGCCGTCGGAGGAACCGCGTGGGTGTAGTGCAGCACGTGGCAGGGATAGCAAAACACGCCTTCGGGAGCCAGGCAATAATCGTTCTCCCAGTACTGGCAGAGATTCTCATGCGTCGAGTGGCTGAGCAGCGTTATCTTCGGCGTAGGAAAGCAGCCCGCAGCGTTTAGGATTCCCGTCTCCGGGCCGATCACCAGATCCGCCCATTTGGTCATCACGAGGGACGTGCGCAGTTCCCAGACTCCCGACCGAGGGAGATACCTCGAAGACGGCATGCGCTCCATGAGCTTGCATTCACTATCGCCCACGCTGACGACCAGAACATCGGCATTCCTAGCGGTCAGTTCAGAGAGCACCAGATGGAAGTACGGATACATCTTGTGATAGCTGGAGCCCGCGAGCGACCACAGCACGATGAATTTATTCGCATACTTGGCTCTGAACCCGGCGGCGCAGATTTCTTCCTGCTCGCTGAAAAAAAGTTCTCCCCTGGGCTTCTCCGCCGTGTAGCCAGCGAGTTCCAGATGCTTGTCGTAGTAGTTGGTGTTCTTGGCCTTGCCGCGCGCCACGTTCAAGGCGTTATGCAGGATGCTGGCTTCATCGAGTTCGGGATGGTCTTTCCTGATTTCCGTGGCCCACTTGTAGATGTACTTGTCGGCGATCAGCAGGGTGTCTTCGGCGGCTCCCGTCAGGTTCACGAACTTGTCGTAAGACTTGGCTATCTCCAGCCAGTAGTTTTTCAGGTTGTCGCCCCTGTTCTCCACGTAATCCCTGATCTGCACGATACATTCGTCCACATAGGGACTGTGCTTCAGGATTTCCGGCGCTGGCGGCGTGCAGTTGAGCGTGACGTGGTAGCCGTCTTCTTTGAGCTTCCTGAAGACGGGCGTGGATTGGATAATATCGCCAATCGCGCCTTCAACCATACCGAACAACTAAAGCACGCTTGTTCGGTATGATTTGCACCTCCCTTCCGGCTGATTCAGCCGCGTGTTTGGAGGCTAGCTTGCGAAAAACCTGCAAAAACGAATACTCCTCTTTTTCACCGCGCACCTCGTCCAGCATGATTTCTACCGGCCCGCAATCGGCCACCAGGTTCCTGATTTCTTCCGGCGAGTAATCGTGCTGGTGATGTGGGTTGGCTCCCAGCTCGCCCTTGTTGGGATAGAAGTTTTCCCAGTCTTCGCGCCCGATGGCTTTGGCCACGTTCTTCGTGAGAGGTAGATAGAGAATCAATCGCCCGCCAGGCTTGATGACCCGCCACCATTCTTTCAGCACGGCGGCTGGATAAGGCATATCCTCCAAGGTGTGCGAACTGTAAATATAATCGAAGGATTCATCGGAGAAGAGTTCGAGGCGCGTCACGTCCGAAGTCACATCCACGCATTCGGCTTGTCCGAAGTAAGCGCCATCAACGCCCAGGCAGAAATCCGCTCCAGTCTTGGGGATCTTCAGCTTCCACGGCCCGCAACCGAGGTCCAGGCCGCGCCCCGCGACAAACGGCGCAAGTCGGTCGGCTACCTTGCCTGTCTCATTTCCTTCGGGCCCGTCTATTTTCCACACCTACCCTCCTATCTTTTGCCGCTGATCTTAATCCGGCGGTCTTTGGCCACGCTTTCGAAAACGTTCAACAGTTGCAGTTCCCCCGCTTCGTAGCGTAGATGCGCCAGCGGAAGCTCGTTCCCGGCATGCGGAGGGAAATGGTCGCTCTTGATCCTGAGCATGATGACGGTGAAACGGTTGCTGGCTTCGATGCCGTCGAGTTCGGCATCACGTGGAATCAATCCTTCGCCATGCGTTTTCAGCAAGGAAAAGAATTCCTGCACGCGCATCTGGAAGCACGCGGGGCGCTCCACGGAACTGGTGAAGTAGAAGCCGATCTCGGAATCCGCGCCCTTGTCGTCCAGTTCCAGCATCTCGAAATGGGCGTCGAAAGGCACGGGAACCGCTGGCAGTACGTCATGGAAGAATTCCAGCATCTGCTCCGGGCGAAGCGTCAAGCCGAAAGCGTGCGCGGCCCCCAGCGCCATCGGGGGCCGCCCGCTCTCCCGTATCCTCCTGTCAGACAAACTGCATCCTCATGCTGACGTTTAACCGCAGCACCGGAGTCGTCTGTGTGGCTGAGGCCGTGCCCGTTCCCGTCACGGAAATAGTGATAGCTCCCGCAGCGGGAATGGAAGAAGTGCTGTTTACGCTGGTGAAAGCCGCCGTTGATCCTGCGGTATTGACAGCGCTAGAAGTGGCCAGGACCGCGGTGCCGCTTTGCAGGTTGACGATGTATCCCTGGCTGGTGCCCGCCACATCGACTTGGGCCACGCCACCAAGAACCACTACGGCATCGCCCACAGGAATCAGGTTGGGAGCGGTGTGCGTGGTCGTGACGACATGGCCGGAAGCGGTGAACACCTGGCTGACCGCCGGAAGCGTCGGAGGACTGACTTCGAACCGCCCGATGAATCTGGATTCGTCGTATCCCATTATGTTTTTCCTCCAGAAATCAGGCAGAGGTATAGTGAATTATGTGCTCTTCAGAATCGGTCGATTGCGACCAGATTTTCTGGAAGCCTAGGAGCGCATACCACGCCAGGCCCTGCGAACGGCCATAGTCCGTGGGGATCTTCTCGCGGAGCTCCTCCGGAACGGCCACCACTTCCTTCACGGCATCGTCGCCGAAAAGGACAGCCGCGGAGAGTCCCGCGCCCGAGCCGATGGTGTTGGGCAGCATGTTGGTTTCTTCGACGATCCTGGTCATGTAGTACTTGCCGATTTCCCCGCGGAACATGTTCTGGGCCAGCAAGTCGGTGTATTTGCTGACATCCACGAACCCGCCTGTAGCGGTATCGGAGAAGAACCCCGAATAGCCCCCGACTGCCGTAATCATCACGTAGTTGGCGCCGTCCACGAATGGGATGTTAGCTTTCCTCAAGCGATCGACGCCCAGGCGGACGTTGGTGCCGGAGAGATTGACGGTGGCTGTCGCTGTGGCGGTTCCGTTAGTGGTGAATACCACGTTTCCGCTGGCCGACTGCACGGCCTTGACTTCTGCGGAGGTGAATTGCGTTCCCGCAGCGGAGTCCAGGATCTTCGCGGCATCGTTTCTGAGAGCGATGGCAATAGCGTCTTCCGGAGAGAGTTGCGAAAGGGAGATGAGGCGCCCGGTGTAGGCGATGGCGTTGCCGTATTCCTGCATGGTGGCGGTGCCTTGCTGGACGCCCACGGTGGTTTCGGCGATGGTGTTGGTTTCGACCAGCACGCCGCCGGCTGCAGCGACGTTGCCGATTTTGTCGAAAAATACGTTGGCGTTGCGGTGGGCTCCACCGGCTCCCAGGGGAGACGTGAATGCCCGGAAGCGCTTGAGCGGCTGGGCGGCTACGCGCAGCTTCTGACTCAGCTCAGGGGCAGAAAGGAACCCTCCAAGCGAGTTTGTTGCATAAAGCATTGAAGCCATTAGGTTTGGTCCTCCGATGTCCGAAGACGCAGCTACAGCGCTTGGCTATAGCACCGCCTTAGATCAGCTACCGCACTTGGCGGCGGACGCGCGCAGCATTGCTATTTAGTTCGGCCATGTGCGCTTGGTATGCATCCTGATCCGACAT